TGGGTATTATCAAAAGTTTTACTACCCGTTATTGTTTGGTCTCCTGTTAAATTAACAGTTTCATCTGTAGTAGCTAAAGTATAAGTTCCAGCTACCGTTTTTGATGGGAAGTTTAGCGTAGTATCTATTAAAGGTTTTAAAGGTGTAATTACTGTCTCGTAAGCCCCTGCTCTTACATTTAAAAATACATTTTGGTTTTCAGCTTTTATACTTGCGTAATTGCCTAACTCATAGTTTGCGCTATTTAGACCTGCTCTAATATAATCTATTTGCAAATCGTTAACTTCTATCTCAGTCCCTATTTTCAAATTAACTTCTCTGTCAGTTATGTCGTCAATACTGCTTGCAAATTCAATACTACTGTTTGGGTCTCCTAATTCTGCATAACCACCAACATTAATGACTTTTTGTAAATCAATAGTATTAGCCGCATCAACTGTTAGGTACTTAGTCCCTGTACCGTCAGATGTTAAGTCGTTTTGTTTATTACTTTTCAACTCATATCCAGCATCCACAACTGAAAAAGGTACAGGTAGTAACGTTCTAACTGGCGAAGCACCTCCAAATTGAAATTGATATACTGGGTCAGAACCTCCAGCAATACGATTAGCGTAACTTTTAATAACGATTCTATCAGTTACTACGAAATCGCCATCATCCCACAGTCCTGACGCTGTAAATTCAGAATAACCACCATCTACAACAGGTTCGCTTGTACTTGACGTGCATATTAATGTCTCAATACCTGCTAAATCACGGTGATAAACTTCAAAGTAAAATGTAGCAGAACCAGAACCGCTTAAATGTCTAATATTTCCAAATGTCGTAATATTAAAAACACCCGGCTGTCCTATTAAGACTCCTGCGTCTGAAATTCTTTGCGATATTAATTGACCTACTCCTGTAATAGTTGGAGTTGATACGTTAACAGCTGTTGAATTATACCTAACATCGTGTATATCTTTCACCATTACAACATAGCCACTTACATCGCTCGTTGCTGTGGTTGGGTATAGCGTTAGATTAGTCGGTAAATCTGAAATGTTAAGCTTCAAATCTAAAGCGTCATGAGTTGCTTTTTCGTTAGGATATAGAGTTGTTGAATATCCTGTTATATCTGATATTTTATTTGTAACATCTTCGGAATCGGCTACATTTGCTTTTAACGCTAACGCTCCATAAATAACGTCCTCGCTTGGAGTAGTTGAAATAAAACCATCTCTTATAAATTGCGTAATTCCTGCCAACTCTACATTGACTGGAATTTCTACACCTATAAACCAATAAGAGCCATTACTTACTATTGCATTAAGTTCTTCAGTACATATAATAGTAGAGCCACCTACTACGTTATAATAAGTTCCTTTTCCTACCAAAATAAATTCTTGCTGTGTTGTCGTCGGTAATGTTTGACCGTCGGTTACCGAAATAGCTCTAAAACCTACACCATCAGTCGAACCGATAAAAGCACTTATAAAAGTTGCTAAATCTTCGATAGTACCTCGTTTCAATTCAGTACCTACTTCATGAGGCACGTTATCTGTTAAACTAAACGGTTCAGGCGATAGTTCACCTACTCTAATTGTACTTACTGCTGTTGGGTCTATCATAATTTCATTATCATTAATGTTACTAAATAAGGCGATTGAACATCGAAAGAGATTGCGCTTGTTGTAGCACTTGCTTTTTTAACCGATTCTAAAAACTCGCCACTTTCATTTTGTCCTGAAGATACTATTAAAAGTCCCGCCGTGCCTCCACCTGTATCTGCTCCGACTCCATAACCTGAAATAGGAATAGACAAAGAGCGTGCGTTTGAGCCACCTGTAAAACCTACAAAACTATTAACCGTTCCGTATCCAATAGTCCCTCTACCATCTCTGTTTTTCGTTCCGTTGTTACCGTTACAAATTGCAAATCCTTCGCATAAATTAATTCCTAATCCTGTTTCGTCGAAGTTATCTGTTATATATTGGGTTGTTACATCCATTTCTATAACTTCATACTGTAATTTACCAACCAAAGGACGTAATAAATCTAAAAGTTGTTGTATCGTACCGCTTTTTAAATCCGTTCCAACTTCATGCGGGATTAAATCGGTAAGAAAAAACGGTTCTGGTGCTAATTCACCAACTCTTACCGTTGTTATTAAATCAGGATTTATCATATTTCTTTTGTTCTTAAAATTACATTCTCATCTCCGTTATTTATAATTACATCAGGATTTCCATTGTTTAAAACTGTCGTTCCTAAACTTGCAGTCAAAGGTTTACCAAATCCAATAGCAGAACCGCTAAAAGATATTAATTCGCCAACCGTACTAGGGTCTGATAATGAATTAATATAACATTTTCCATAATCAACAATTGGATAAATACTACCTTGAAATTTCCATTCTAACAACAACCTATCTCGTTTTAATTGTTTCAATCTGTCTAAACTTGCTACATTAAAATTACCACCTGCTACCGTTGTGTTTAATTGCAATCCTGCAAATGATATATTGTAGGATTGTCCTATTGGCCGTGAAGTATTCCAACCTTCATTATCTCTTGTGGTCGTGTCTAAAAACTCGCTTGTTTCTTCAAGTGAATTTTCAGTCAAACAACCAACTGGCAACCAACTATTGTTTATCTTAAAGTATAAAATCCTATCTTCTCCGTTTATAAATTCCATATCACAAATATAATAAAATTATCCGACAATTGTAGGTTTTACAGTGTTACCATAATCATACGTAAATTTATATAAAATATCGGGTATTTCAGCAGAAAACAACTCTAATAATTTAAAGTCTGTTATGTTATTTTTCGTGTCGTATGAATACTCAATAGGAAAAAATTTGCCTTCAATATTGTTAATATCTATATATGAAAAATAAGGCATAAAACCAAAAGCAGAACCTTTAAATACTTTTAATGGTTTTTGAGCTATTCTTAACTCTTCCTCTGCTGCTATTCTTAAAAGTGGATAGTTTTCAAAGCTTCCGCCTCTTGACCATGTTTGGGTTGGTGTTATTCCGTCTTCTTTAAATATAGCCCCTAAATAAACAATTCCTGCATTGTCGCCATTAGCTACGGATTTATTTTCTTTTACTATTGAACTTACTTTTTTAGTTCTTGAGACTGTATGAAATTCACCAACTTCCGCTTTGTCGCTTGTATTGGCTACAAGGTCTATTTTGCTAATTACCGTGATTCCTAAACTTGGATTAATATTCATTATTGCTAATGTTAAATTAGCAGTTTCTAAAAAGTTAGTTAATGGTAATTCATAACTACCCTGTCCGTTCATCCAAAAATTATACGTATCAGAACTATTAGTAGTCCAAATAGCATTTATAACCTCATCAATTGGAGTAGCATTATTTTCAGGGTTGTATTTTAAAAAATGGGTGCCTTGTTGTATTTTCATTTTTATAAATCTTCCTGCTATATTTCCAGCTCCATTTCTTGATTCAAATGTTATATTTAATTTTAACCTATCTTCTGGTGTTACTAAAAAAGGAATCGACTTAACTATATTAGTTGTATTTCCTGTGCCTAAATTTTTAATTGTAAAACCAGTTTTTCTTAATGGGTCATTTATTAAAGGAAAGTCATCCTCTACATCCCAACCTTCATAATTTAAATTACCATCATGTATTAAGTTTGGATTTGGCAATAATCCGCTAACAAACCCATATTTATACCCTAACCTAAAAGCAGAAACACCGCCTTTTATTTCAATTCTTTGATTTCCTGAACAATGATGAGGGTAAAAGTTGTCAATTTGCGAACCTAAAACTTTATTTAAATTAATGGTTTTATTACCTAAGTAAACATTATCAATATCGTATCGTCTAAATAATACATAAGGGTTTTTATATATTTCGTTTGCTTTATAAATATACCATTCCCCGTTTTCTTGCGTTATACAAGCACAAAATATATCTAAAACAGACTTCAAAACTTCCTCACAACTCATTAAAGTACCATCGCCTGTTGATTGGCTATCGTTCTTAAAAAAACGGTCTGCATTTAATTGTATTTTAGTTAAAATATCTAAATTATCGCTTGGCACTAATCCATCATAAAGCGTGTTAATAGACGTATTTATAGGCAATAAAATACCAGTTCTTTTTAAGCAATAATAAACGATATCGCTTGCTTTCATTTTTCCAACAAAACGCAAACCATTGTCTTTTACAAATGATAAATTAGACAAAGCACCTAATCCGTCTACACAATCTAAATTCAATACCCATGCATCACGCACGAATGATTGGTAAATACCATCAGGTTTTAGAAATCCTCTAAATATTATTTTGTTGTTTTTATAAAATTTAACCGTAAAGTCTTGCTCGTCTTGTGTGTATAAATCTTCTAAAGTAACGTTTAAATCAGCTTCTAATTCCAAAGACAACCCAGTCCCTCGAATACTATCTAAATGGTCGGAAACACTCCCTTTTTCAAGCATAGCTTTGCCATGAATTTCTAACGATTCACCTAAATAATACTTTTTAAATATTTGACATAAAAAAGTATCGTTAACGTTATTTGTGTACTGAAAATAGTATCTAAGATTTAGGTTTTCGTTTTCGGAAACAAGTTCGAAAGTAGTCGTTATGTTTGGATTTAATACTCCAGTTGACAACGTTATGTAGTCAGCTAAAATAAGCATCTCAATTGTATCATTTACACGCTTATAAGAGATAAAGTCAGCAGTCCAATTAGCGATAAGAAAAGCCAATGTTTTATTTATAGTATCGTTTAAATTATCCTGTAATTGTATTTTATTAGGTATAGTATCGGTAGTGTCATAATCGATACTCATATATACTTCGCCAGAATTATAAACAATAGCTAAATCATTTACTAAAATACCCAAATTTAAAGCAGTTCCCAAAATGGGATTATCTGTAAACGATATAATTATTCTTTTTGCCATTTTACAAATATAATGATTTTTAGCCTAAACTTATCGCTCCTCCTAATCGTTTATTTTTATCTAAAGTGTTAGAAAGTACACCTATTAATGATTGACCGCTTATTTCAAATACAACTGTACCGCCTGTGAATCCTGAACTCCCAGAGCTTGAAGTAGAAGATGTAGGGCTTGATACGCTTGCGCCTGTTGAAACTGAACCTGAACCACTGCCTCCTTTTGCTTTTGCTCCAATTGCTCCGCCTATTGCCTTTAATGCTATTCCTACCCCGATAGCGGCAACACCAGCAACAATAGCGGCAGGACCACCCGTAGCGATAGCTAAATCTAACTGACCCTTAACAACTGCTAAAGTCCCGTATTGAATAAGCATACCTCCCATGTCAGATAAAAACTTACCTAAACTTTGCAATAAAGTATTTCCTATTGCTCCAAGTACATTACCACCCGTCGCTAACGCTTCGCCAATAGAAGTGCCTAATTGCCCAAATGTATCTGCTAAACTTCCTGTTATTAAAGTGTTTAAATCTTCATTTAATTGCTTTAGGTTTTCCAACATGTACAAGCCGCTTGTGTCGAAATTGGTTCGTATGTTGCCCATTGACGTAGCGATAACGCCTTCAGCTCCCTGAACGTTTTTAGCTATTTCTAAAACTTTGCCACTTGTTTCTGCCAACCCTGATGGCTCGATACTTGAAGACAAACCGCTGACTTGCGGAGTTGAACCTATTGGTTTGGCTTTTGGTGTTTTTGGAGTTGTTAAAGGTTCGGCTATTACTCCGCTGGCTTTTTTAGAAGCCATGTTAATTATATTCTGTCCTCTTTCAACTTCTTTATTAAACTTTAAAACCTCTTTCCTTGCATTCTTAACTCTTTCGCTTGCTCTATCAACTGCACTTGCATAAAATTGCACTGATTGCGATTTACTCGGGTCTTTTGCTACTAAATTAAAATCAGCTTCGGCTTTTGCAAGTTCTTCTTTTCCTTTTACTAATTTAGCGTTGGCTTGCCATAACTTTACAGTCGATTCAGCAGTAGTACCCGCAAACTTTTCAGCAATAGCCTTATTAACCAATGCCTGCGTAAGTTCATTAACAACTCCCGTTAAATTACCATACATTATTTTTTCAGTACTTAAATTGCCAAAATAATTAGGGTATTGTTTTTGTATTTGGTCGATTATCTCTAATCTTCTTGTTTTAGATTGGTTTTCGTCTTGCGCAATAGCTATCAATCCTTTTAAAGATGATATTTGTTCAGCAGCAGACTTTTTAGCTTCCTCAGTTACGGTTTTAAATGAATTACCTAATGCATCAAAATCACCTGTTATTTTACCTACAACATCGCTAATTGATAAGCCACTTTGAGCAAATAAAGTAAATGCAGTGGTCACTAACGAAATACCTAATAAAATACCGCCTGAACCCATTAAAGAACTCGCTAACGCTTTTAATGCGCCACCCGTTGACCCCGTTTGATTTTTAAGATAAGAAAACGCTTCGGCAGTAGCAGTTAAGTTATTTCCTATCCCTATAATTCCATAAGGAGCGTCCTGAGCAATACGTGAAAATTGCATTAAAGCATTCCCTCCATTTGCTACTTTTGGAGTCATAGCAGAAAAAGAACTACCAGTAGTTTTAACCGATTCTTTTAAGTCTGTTAATTTATTTTTAGTTGAAGTAATTTGTTTATCTAAATCCGAAGTATCTAACCCTAATTTAGTCTTTTTTACTTTTAAATCCCCTAACCTTTTTAATTTTGCTTCGGCTGCTGCTAATTCTGAATTTAATTCTGAACTATCTGCTCCAATCTGTACTTCTAATGCCATTTTGTTTGATTTAGGTATTTTTGATACTCCTCTATAAATCTTTGTTTTTGTTCGGCGCTAACCCCTTTATTAGCTACTTTACCACCTGATAAATCCATAAATTTATCAATTGTCTTAGGTAGTGTTTTGTAATTTTGATAAGGTGCAATTAATGCATTATAAGCAACTAATCTATATTTTTTCCAATCTTCTAACTGCATGCGTCTATAAGCAAAAAGGCGAATTTGAAACTCTGCAAAAGTCATGTCATAAACATCACTCAATCGCATAATTCCAAGTTCGCCACAAGCAAAGGAAATGACATCTTTTTTAAAGTCTATTTCGACACTGCTTTCACTTTTTTTTTATCGTCAACTGGTACATCTTTAAACATTGATTCATTAAATGCTATTTTAAAGTCAAACCAAAACTTACCGCCAATACCTCCGTTATCATCGATTAAATCATTAATATCATACATTGTGAAGTCAATCTCTTTTCCTTCTCTTTTATAAGCGTATAAACGAGAATAATACATGATTTTAGGCATTAACACCTCATCTGTTTGCGCTCCTAATTCTTCAAGTTTTAAACCTGTTCCATTTAGTAACTCGTTCAAAAAACCTATACCAAAATGGAAATCAATTCCAAGTAAATTTCTTTTATTCATAATTATTTTTTAGATTAATTCTGCTTTCCAATAACCTTCAGTTTCAAATCCTACATATATGAATCTATACATTTGATTTGTGGTTAAAACAACGTTTTGTGTAAACGTTCCAAAGGTTGTAAACATTTTATTTGTATTAGCTACATTTGCTCTAATTACTATATTATTAGCAACCGCAATAGCGTATATTTCACGCCCTATAACATCGGTAGCGGGCAAATAAGCAATACCACCAGCAAAACTACACGAGTTCATATCGTATGGTAATGCTTGTGGCGTTAGGCTTAAATCAATACTGCCAGATGTTTTAATAGGCGCTTGCTGGTCTATATAATCAACAACCGCTTTTAAATTACCTCCTACATCAGCAGGCGAAATACTATTAGGTAAAGTTTCGTTTGTGACTTGGCTATCTATTTGAGCCTTTAATGCTATATTAGTCATCTTTATTTATTATTAAAGTCCAAATTGATTAGTAAATTGTTCTGAAAAAACTGAACTTCACGCTTCAGGGTCAACTGTTGCAATCGCTCCATCACCTTCTAAAGTAACTGAAAAAGTACTTATTTCGTCTCCAGCTCCTTGGTCTAATGAAAGGTCGGAAAGAATTGCAGAACCATAATAAACAGCACCTGTAACTCCTGTGTCTAATTTCCAAGTAATAGCAGTTTTTGCAATTTGCTTAGTCAATAAGTAATCATGTGATGCTTTTGTAGTTTCGCCACCTATTGAAGTAGTATCAATATACTCGCCTTCAGCATCAATGGTATAACTAAATACGCCAGCTTGTTTTTTTACAACTCCTGGAAAACATTTTGTTTGTGATTCAATAATTGAAACAGCAGAACTCAAACTGTTTGAAGTCAAACAAGCTACCGGTCTGTATATCGTTCCATCGTGTACGTAAAGTATTCCTACTTCTCCTTTAATTGGTAATGCCATAGTATTTTATATTAATGTTAAATTTAGCCTTAAAAATGAACGGAAGATATTTTCCGTATTTGTTACTGTTTCTAATTGTTGCTCAAATGTTATGTTTTGAGTCAAATTTGTAAATCCTGATATTGTTAATTTAGGACTTAATAATGTGTAAATAGCTTGCTCAATATCGTTTAATAAAACTCTACTACCGCTATTTCCCGCACTCGATGTTTTGGTGTATATTTCAATTAATAATGAAGTAGTCCACCTATAATCACATTTTGTACTCTTTTCAATCTCTTTTGTTTGCGCTGTAAATAATACGTACTGACCTAAATCAGTATTTCCACTCATTCTACTATCAAAGCAATTTATGATTTTACTACTAACAACAATGTTATTAATTTGGTCATAAACCGCTTTTCTAATGAATTTATCAGGATTAATATTTACCATATGTCAAAAATACTAAATTTTTTTGTTAAATTGCTTAACTAATTTTGATAAATTGTTTAAATAATCTTTTTTACCTTTAATCCATGATGGATATAGAAAGGGCTTTGGATTTATTCCAGCTCCTAATATCTTTGCAAATATCGGATAAGCTGCTTTTTCATCAATTCCTTTTGCCTTACACCATATTTTTATAGCTTCTAACCCGTCTTTAAAAGAACCGCTTTTTTGATTCTTAAATGAATTTGCCATGTCTTTAAATTCAGCTGGTATATTTACTTTTTTACCAGTTCCGAACTCCATATAAGCACCGTATTTTTCATTTACAGTAACTTTATAATTTGACATTTTAACCTTTGAATTTGAAATACTTTGCGCTAATTTACCGAAGTTTTTAGGGGCTAAATTCTTTGAATCATTTTCAATTTGAAATGCAATAGCTTCCGTTTCTGTATCTATTAATATTTCAGCATCCTTACCAAATTTACGTAATTCTTTTATCGTTTCATTTATTCCTTTAACCGATGCCATTAGCTGTAATATTTACAAATCTAAATAATTCGTCATCATATCGAATGTCATTAATAACATACTTTGAACCTTTATAAATAATACTTAGATTATCAATGTTAGGTGTTAATGTTGAATTAGCTCTTATTTTAAATGAATAATTGTTTTTAATGTCTGATTTGCCAATAGAATTATCTTTAAAAGAGCTATTTTGTTTTACTTCTGCCCAATATGAACCAATTAAAACATCGGTTACGGTATTGCCTCCATAGCCATCAGATACATTATTAGTTTTATAAATAGCTATCTTTCGTGTGTATTGTCTTGAAATCATTATAAAAATCTTCTATAAATGTCTACCGCTTCTTTTACCGATTCAGGTATTAACGTGCTATTTACTTGTTTTTCTGACTCATAGTACCAAACTTTAATCATTTGTAATGCACTTTGTATTAACTCATCAGGAACGTCTCCACTTGCATAACCAACATTTAACGTAACTGTTTTGTCGTTTGGAAATACCGCAAAAGTAGAATAATAAACAACAAAAGGCTCTAATGGTAACGTTATAGAGTTAATCGGATAATCATATACTTTAACTTGACAAGTTCCGTTATAGACTACTTCACGTTCAAATAATATATGATTAGTTCTTTTTTCTATATAACGTAAAGACGCATTTATCATCGAAGTAATTTCGTTATCATCATCGGTTAAATCCAAATCAATACGTAAATAATTCTTTGCACGTTCTAATGTTATTACATCTAAATAACCCATTATTTCTTAGCTTCTTTTTTGATTTCCTTAACGTATATATCCATCGCCTTAGCGTCTAAATCTGATAATTCAATAGTATCATCAATAGAGTAGTTTTTTTGCTCTGACAACTTAAAAAAAGGCTTAATAACTTTATATTTTTTCATTTCTAAAATGTTTTATTTACAAATATAATAAAAAACCCTTTACAATTAAGCAAAGGGTTTTAAAACTAACTAAAATATTTAAAACTAAACTGCTGTAAAGTCTCCGTAGATTAATGCTGCTGGTTGTTCAACTGCTAAACCTACTTGAGCTTCGATACGTGCTGTAATGTTATTGGTTACAAAGTTTGTGCCTTCAGTTTCTGAAAATTCCAAAGAAAGTCCTTCGGTTACAATTTTGTTAACTCTTGACCAGTCACCAACATAATACTTATTAGCAGCTAACCAATTCGCTTTAAAGATTGGAATTCCGTTAATACGCAATTGACCGCCTTCAAGAGTTACAATACCCGGCAAACCATATCCCGCACCTGTTGATTTTTCCGTTTTCAAGATATCCCAATAATCAGCAGGTCTTACAACGATTCCATTAACTGGGTAGTTTGCTCCTTCTTGTGTTGCAATTTCATTCAACAACATTTCAATTTTGTTTTTACCCGTAATGATTTGAGCTGAAGCCGTAGCTGCACCTGCTAAAACAGTATTAAAAATTGAGTTCTCAGCGATTGCGTAATCACGTCTTAAAGCATTAGGAATAAATGAAGTTAAGAAAGGCAAATTGTTTGCCATTTTTTTACTATAACGAGTAAAACCAGCGATAAAGTTAGTAGCTAAATCTACCATTGTAAAGTCGTAATCTCTTTGAGATTTAGAAGAACCTTCAGTTTGTGCAGCGATTGAGCCCTCACCCGCTCCCTCACGTGGGTAAGTATAAGTACCACCTGAAATATTAACAGAACCAACTAAGTCAGAAACGTTAACCATTTGACCAGGAATCATAACAACATTCAAGTTGTAATCTCTTGGAGCGTCACCTGTTAAGTTTGCTAATGTCATGTTTCCAACCGCTTTAACTTGCAAAGCGTTTCCTTTTCTTACTTCAGAAATTCCTTTGAAATTTTCGGTAATAGATTTTACTAACAAATCTTCATTTTTAACTTCGATTGCATTTGCTTTCAATTTAACATCTAATTTATCAGCGTGTGCTTGAATAGCCGTTAAGTCTGCTTTTAACGCCAATACATCGGCATCTTTTTCAGCTTTCATTTTTGTCTCTAAGGCTTCAATAAGTCCTTTTACTTCGATTGTTTGCTCAGTTGCTTTTGTTTCAACCTGTGCTTTGATGCCTTCTAAGGCGTTTTTAATTTCTAATGCTTCCATTTTTTGTTGTTGTGTTGTTGTTTGTAATTAAATTTTAAATCCCTTCAATAAATCAAATATAAGCGGCTCATTCAAAGTGTCAGTTTCTAACGACTTCTTGCTAAGTGCTTTCATTATTTCAATCTCTTTCGACTGAGATGCGATAATATCTTTAGACATTTTTACTAACGTATTATTCTTTAGTAAACTTTCATATTTTTTAGCCATTTTAATAGCTGCCTCATGGTGTGGTATCATCATATCAATAAACTCCATATCCTTGTCGTCTTGCTCCTCCATTTGAGCCATTTTCAACAGCGTTTCAATTTGTCTTAATCTACTATCAGAATAATCCAAATTATATGCTTTTTCTATAAGTTCTAATATACCATATGTGGATTTTATTGCTTTTATTCCTTGTACGGTACTTAGTTCATTTGCTCCCCATGAAGATAAAAACGAATATTCCATTAACTTATATTCGTTAATTATGCTTTTGTTCTTTTGGTCACGTTGCATAACTCTATAGCCTATGCTTAATTCTGCATTTAAGTTGTTTTCATGCATTAATTTAACATCAGTAAACATATCTTTACCTAAGGGTTTATTCATGTTAAATTGAGTCGTTGTAA